TAACCAATTTTTATTATTCATATCTATGTCTTCAAAATTCCAATATCTACTTAAATGTCCTTTATGTGCTTTTGGATTCCAATTTTTTGGAAGTCTATTTTTTATTCTGTTTATAATTTTGTTGGCAAATTCATGAATAACTTTTGGAACTCTAACGGATTCTTTAAGTTCTAATATCTTTCCTTTTTGTGTTATNAATGAATCNACATCCGCTCCTGCCCATCTAAATATTGCTTGATCATCATCCCCNGCAATAAAGGAATCTTTTGTTCTTTCCCAAATACTTTTAGTCATTTTCCATTGCATAAGAGATAAATCTTGTGCTTCATCAATAAATACAACGTCAAATTTAGGAATAGTATTTTCTGATTTTGTAAATTCCAAAATCATGTCGTTATAATCCTTAAGCCCATATTCTTTTTTATATTTTTCTAATTCATTGGCTATGATGATCAATTTGTTATACTCTAATTTTTGATTATGCTCTTTAAGATCAAATTGTTGATCTAATTTAATATTTCGTAATTTTGCAAGGTGTATGATTCTTAAGTAATCACTTTTAGTTGTAAATAATCCCGTTTCTTCATCGTCCCAATCATTATAATCTATGGGTATTTTAATCTTCTTCCCCAAATCTTCATAGTGTCTTTTTTGCATAACTTTTGCTTTGTCCCAACCAAGACGTTTGAATGCTAAAGAGTGAAGTGTTCTGAAATAAGGTAAATCATCTTCAGAATAATTAAATTTTTTCATTGCTCTTTCTCTGGCTTCATTAGAAGCTTTTTTAGTAAAGGCGAAGTACCCAATTTTATCTGGATCAGTATTTTTTAAATAATTTTCAACTTCCTCTAATAAAGTATGAGTTTTTCCTGTTCCAGGTGGTCCTAATACAATTGTTCTCATATCTTATTTTTCTGAATCTGGAAAATAAATCTTTTCCTCATAATTAATTCCTTGTGGTCTAGCAACTTTGTTATTTTCGCTATAAGTTATCCACCGTAGATTTTCTACTCTATAATCTAACCTATTTCGATTTTTATGATCAGCTATTTGTTTATTGACGGGGTCATCATTTATAATGAAGGCTTCAGCTGCGGCCCTATGCAAGCGGACTTCGAAACCCACTTGTTTTTTTTCTAACACGTATCGTTAAAGATGCTTTAACATAAGTTGTCTTTAATCTAGCTTGTAAAATTTTTTTATTTTTAATATTTTGTATATAGGGAAAAACTGCTCCTAGTTCAGGCATATATTTATTATATCCTCCTGTTTTAAATATAAAATAAGTATCCTTTGGTAAAAGACTGTAGGAGTTTTTTCTAGTGTCATGAGAAACGTTTAATGTAGATAAATCCACGTAATCAATATCTTTTATTTTTGTTTTAAAAGAATCAAATTCTGGAAATAAAAATAATTGATCTTGTGGGCTCAAAATATATCCTTCGGTTTAAGTTGTTTTGGTTTGTATATGTTTTCAGGTTTTTCAAAAGCATCTACGATCATTACGCTCGGTCTTTTTTTACCAACGTAAATTCTTTCATCCTTACAGCCACAATGTTGAATTAATAAATCTTGTGTTGTTTGATGTTTTTCTGGCCATTTTCTTCTCTGTAAATAACCATGAAAAAATTTATTAAAAATAAAATAATGTTTTCCTTCGTTGGTCCAAACGTTTCCTAAAAATATTTCTTCCTTGGTAGTTGTTGCTGAAGAATCATTCATACAATATTCTTCTAAATGATCCTTTAATTGTTCTATTAAGGACGATCCAATTGGAGCTTTTATAATCTCAATGTTCGCTAATAACGTATCCGTGTATTTTTCAAATTCTTTTCGGGTAATTAGTGGGGGTTTTTTATTAATTTGTTTAGTAACCGTTCTTCTAAAGAACCTTTGATCTAACAAAGAATCAATTGTGTCTAGTTTTATTCTTTCGCCATCAACATTGACCCAATAATAAGGTTCATCTAATTCAACTTTTTGTAAATCACTTAGTATGGGAAATACTGATTCTCCACCAATTCCAAATTTTCTAACTTTGCATAATGCTTTATCACAATGATTACACATGGGTTCTTCATTACATTTAAATCCTAATTCTTTTTTACTATGAAATTTTATTTTTTCTTGAATTACTTTATCATCTAGGGGTTCAACAAAATGAGTATAATTAAATTGATTTATTTTTTTAGGCCATTCTTCTGGCCATTTTCTTTTTGCGTATTGAATAAATTGATATAAGACTCTATCTCTTCCATCATCCAACTTATTTTGAGTTAAAGACTCTAAACAAGGTGGGCCATCACTAAATTCTGACTGTGGCCTTTCAACTTTTAATTTTTCTAATTGTTCCGGTGTTAATTTATTTCTTTCGTATAATCCAAAAAAACCATCTATACTAGCAGCTTCTCCATTTTCTATAAAGGCATATCTTGTTGTATTATTACTATTAAAGTATGGTAAATTTAAGAAATTTCCTGTATCATCTTTCGATTTTAATTCTATTTGTTTTGGAAAAACTTCCGAGCCTCCATAACCTAAAACAGCACTAACTGATAAAAGCTTATCCCGCATTAACTTTGCTTCAACAGGCACTGTCGTAAAACAAAATATGTGTGCTCCTCCACTTTTAGACCTGAATACTATTAAAGGAAGTTTTAATAATTTAATTTTGTTGATTAATTTTTGATGGTCAAAACCTGCGTATGAATCTATATCGATGCAGCCCCATCTACATTTATTATCATCTGTGATTGGAATTATGCCTAAACTAGGTTCTTTACCTTGTAAATGATTTAGCCAATGGTTGTTAGTAACTATTTCTCTTTGGACAAAAGATTTTCCTTTTATTTTTTCTCCGTCCGCGCCTTTCTTGTCAACAAAAGTGACACCATGAGCGCGTTCTAGTCCTAAAAATATCTTTCTAAATTTATCTACATTCATATTGTTAACGGGGCGGCTTAAGTCTCCCGCTACCGCCCCTTATTCCTCTGCAAAGGAAATCGTTAATAAGGCGATTTTGATGTAGATTCTTCAGCTCCGTGTTTAACCTTTACTAAACCTTTGACATTTTTTTCAGCAAAGTTTTTAGCTATTTGATAAACATTTTTATCTGAAACTGGACCAACTCTAGATACATCCCATCCAAACCATGTTCCTTTGTCATTAGACATTTGAACAGTTTTTAGATTATAAATGTGGCTATATGTAGGCGGTGTGAACAATCCATTCTTGCCTTGCATTTTAAGGCCTAGCATTAATGAGTTCCAGTTCTTACTCACTTTTAATTGAGTAGCTTTCATGGAAATTAAAGCTGTTGATGGACTTTTACCCAAAAGAATGACAAAGTGATTCGCAGTATTTTCCAGATAATTTCCGTTAGGTAATCTATCCTTCCAATTTTTATCGCGAGTTACTTTACTTAAAATGTCGCTATCAGCTTTGTGGATCGCTACAGGAGCACCTGTACTAGAGGCACCTCTGTCTTGCCATTCGACATATTGTCGTTCATAATGAACAGGTATAACTTCTATACCTTTTTTTCCATCATAAATTTCTTTGGTTACGCTGTTTACAATCATTCCAGGTTCTGCTCCATTAATAAACTTAGCGTTTTGTTTATTAACTTCTGGAGATAATTGTCCCAAGACTTTCAGAAAAGGTAAAGCAAGATCTTCCTGCGTTATATTCTGAGAGCCAGCACCTGCATCCGCTTCAAAAATATTTGTAGCTAATGCACCTGCATTTTCACGTTTCGTGATCTCTGTTTTTTGGTTCATGTTTATTGTTTCCTTGTTAATTTGGTTCGGTTTCCTACGAACACATTAAAAATATCCATGGGCATATCTTTATTATTTTCAATACGCTCACGGACTAGTGCTTTGAGAGTCATGGGCTCAACCTTCAACTTTTGTGTCGGTTGAAACCCTTGACCCTTCGCAAGGTTAGCATATTCTGCCGCCTTGTTATCTTCGCCACGTCCAAAGGAAACGGAGACTTCATTTTTAATGATATCTCCTAGGCCATTTTGGCGAAGCCAATTATACGCCGCTTCTCTATTTTTGATAGAGATATTCGCCGAATAATACGGTTTCACATCAACTGCAGATCC